GGTACAGCCGACTTCTTCCGCCTCAACTTCAGAGCAATCCCACTTGGTTCCCCAATTCTCACAACACCAATCGTACCAATTGGGAATACCCTTGGCGGCGCACTCTTTTCTCTCGGCTTCGCCCAAGTTCTCCTTAAAGCAATCTTCGGGTATGGGAATGATCTTCTCAAAAGAGAACCCCTCGCCCATGTGTTCGAGAAAACGGTGAACCTCTTTCGTTTCACCTTCAACGGTTAATTCGTTCTTTGTCCAATTCGGCATCTCACTTTCTCCTTTCTAAATGAATACTTAACGACGTTGGGTGTTTTCATTATCGGTAGCCTCTTCACCAGTGAACAGGCGCAGAGGCTTACCGGCATCCCACCGTAGGAATTGACCGCTGCCAAAGCTCTCTCCATTGAGCCTTGCATCCAAGGCACGCACCAACCAGTTCAACTTCAAAAATTTATGGGGTTGCCGCTGTTTAGCCCTAGCGCCTAAAGCCATCTCATGGTAGCGGAATAAAGGATCGTTAAGGCTGTTCCACTGTCCTTGTGCAAGATCATTAAACAAGCTGATTGTGGCGGGTGCGCCAATTACTTTTGCCAACCGCCAAAAAACCACAGCGGCCAGTTCCAGCGAGCCTTCCGTTTTCTGTATCCGTAAGCCGTGTCTCATGGCGGCGTTAACACCGTCAAAGTTCTCGTTGAGAAATCGCAACTGTTCCGCAACCGTAGGCTTTAATCCTGCACCACCTGAACGCCAGTTGGTATTCTCCCATCGCCAACAGGTGTTTAAAGTTACTGCTAATTTGGGCGCTCGTGCATGGCCCTTCATATGTAAGGTATTTGCCAGAGATCGCGGTCGGTTGGTGTCAATGGTTTCTAAGCCTTCGACTCCTCGAACAACGGCAGTCGTAAAAGATCCGTTAGCGGTGATACAAGCCCATAGCCGGTGCTGGCCATCAAGGACATTTCCTTGTGGGCTTATCTTGATAGTCTCGCCATTTAATGTCCATTTTCCCGCTGACATATCACGGGCAAGACTTTGAACGTGGCGATCCACAATGGGACGGTTGTTCTCCACAACATGCTCCAGCAATTTCGTTGCTTCGGCTGGCGTTATTGTTTCAATAGCGAAAGTAGGTTCTGGTAATATCGACATGGTGTAATCATCTCCTCATTTTATCCCAGCATGATTGCTTCGATATAATGGTAGTATAAGCATGGATCATGGTACACTGTCAAATGTTTAATCGGGGTCGGGTCGGGTTTAAATCGGGTCGGGTTCGGGACTGCACAAAAAAGACCCCAGCTTGCGGCTGGGGCCAGGTTTTCGAGCCGCTGCCAAGATCGGCGCGACTCACAGGGAGGTAGTCCGGCGGAGTATGAACCCCGCCGGACTGTCCCGTCAAACTAAAATGTTCAATTGAGTTTCGCTCAGTTCTATTCTAATTGGGTAACCGTTCTTGGCTCGCCGGAGTTGGTCGCCGGTCAAAGGTATAAACTCCGCGAAGTCATCAGGGCTAACGTCGTGGGTTTTGTCCCACAATGTGTCTTGGTTTGCCTTCGTAGGTTTGTAGCCTTTAGCGTAAACGACTTTGTTTTTCGTTCCTTTCTTATCAACGAACCGCTCATCAGTTGGCGACATCAGATAGATGCCTTCGTCCTTAACCAACCACAATCCCATATCGTCGGTGTATTCTTCAACGTATGGGATTTTGCGTGGGCGATCACTCGCCCACGCTACCATGTCCGACAAGGTATTATTCTTGTCGTTATCAAAAAATAATTTATGCATTATCACAACTCCTGTTTAGTTCATCAGCCTTGGCTTTGGCTTCAGCTTCGGTTAGCCCATCTTCTATGACCCATTCGCCATCAGAGGGGGTCCAAACGCCCCACCCTAAAATAGGCTCATTACCTAACTCGTCTTTCTCGCCATAGTATGGCGAAGCTTCAAAATGAATTAACATTACGATGCCTCCCTGTAATATTCGCTTGCAGTGCAATCAAACAGAAAATATCCCTGTCCGTGTTCACTGGCCAATTGTTTTGCCTCCGAAAGTGTCAGTTGTTCGTCGTCCTCTTCAGCAATGAATACAGCAAAGTCTGTCCCTTCATGGCATGTCCCTACACAATATTTCATTACGATGCCTCCCTCAAACGACTATGCCGTGACCGCTCACTAGAAATCAATTCGGAGAGAGCCCCTTCCATTATCAAATTGTGGTGTAGCTTCCGGCTCCAATCAACTTCCAAAACGTCCACCCAAACATCAAGTGCGGGAACGGCTGATTTTATCTTGTACCAGTATTCCGCATCACTCGCGTACTCCCACGGGTGTTCAGTAGTTATCAAGCGGCAGCCGCCCGACTCCGTTTTGTTGGCCGCAACAAATGAAGCGGCGAACTCATCCGCCTCAAACCTTGGCAACTCCCAAGCCAATTCTTTTGCTTTCTTGATCCAAAGCAAACCGCCGGCTTCACCTCTTCCGCTATTATAAGAGGCGTAAGGGTAACCATCGTGATGTTTATAAACGTGGATGGGCGCAGTGTCCTCATCCGAAAAAGTATAAACCGCTCTAGTAGACATTTGATTTCTCCTTTAAAAGTTATTGACCATGGGATTCTATGGGAGTACTGTATAAAGGTCAACAAGGTAATTTAAAGGTGTAACATGGAATACGAAATCAAAGATCAATGCCAAGAATGCGAAGGCTTTGGAAAAATTGAACATCAACGAAGCGAAACGCTGTTCTCAGTTTCGCGTTGCCCCGAATGTGATGGTGAAGCATTTACCACTGTCCATGAAACATATGACAGCATTCAAGATCTTCGCGCCGATTATCCAGATGCGATGGTTAAGGAAATGAACAATGAATAGGGCTGATCCAAACTACGGCGACAATACTATGTGCGATTGTTGCGGCAACGTGTTTGATGTTCGCAACTCACCACACGAAGTTATAGACGATAAGTGGATATGTAATAAGTGTTGTTCCACTTATGACGATGAGGAATTGCGGGAGAGGATAAATGACTAATAATCTAATGCTCCAAGGATTACAGCAATTGTTTGACGATCTAGCAAACACAACTAATCACGACAAGAAAGAAAAGCTTATTGAGAATGAAGCTTGCAAACATAAAGAGAGTATCCGCGAATTGTGTGAAGAAAACGCGGAACTAAAACGCAAGCTTTGGGAATACGAAAACAGTTAACTTTGAGGAATTGTAGTGATGAGGCCAGCGTTGTGGTCATCAGGGCATCCTTCTAAAAAAGCCTAAAAAAGATATTCTGCCAGTTCGTTTCCTCAAAGTGGTTGCTATTTCAGCGAACAAGGATATCAAACAACGCAACGAAGACGCCCCCTAGTCATGCTAGTGACTAGGGGGCTTTCTTTTGCCGTCACATATATACTGGCGAAATGAGAAAAATGTTTTTGAAAAACAACTTTTGGACATGAAAAAGTGTAAAAGTGTGACGAGTGTCAAAAAACAGTAGTTAAATTACTGAAATATAACAACACTGCTCGTTACACTTCCCGTCACACATCGTTACACTTTAGGGTGTTTCGTTACACTTTTCTAGCCGAAGACATCCTTGAAATCATGGGAAACTAGGGTTAGTTTTGAAAAAGAGTGTATATAGGGGTAACGAGATGAAAAAGCGAATTGACACCAAAGCTGAAGAAATTGAAGAGTCCTACGGCAGAAAATTGACCAACCGCCAAAAGACTTTTGCAAGGCACTTCGTTGATGGCACCCACTCAAATGCTGAGTGCGCGAGGAAGGCCGGATATTCCGACAAGAATGGAATTGCGAAGATCCAAGCGCATAAACTTTTGAACCCCAAATATTTTCCGCACGTTGCGGAGTACATCATGGAGTTACGTGAAGAGCGCGAAAGAAAATATGGTGTCACCCTCATGGGGCAACTGAAACGGCTAAGAGATCTTTCCTTGGGTGCCGAAGAAACAGGTCAATTCTCTGCCGCTATAAATGCTGAAAAAACAAGATCTGCTTTGGGTGGTTTAACTACTGACAGGCGAGAGACAAATCACTTCCACGCTATCGAAAATATGAGCCGCGAAGAAATAGAAACCCGACTTACTGAATTGAGAAAGTCACACCCCAACGTCTTTGACGCAGAATATGAGGTTGTAGATGACACAAAAACCGGAGGCAAACTTCTGGAAGAAACTAAGGGAGAAAATGCCGAAGAGTTGGCACACCACACGAATTGAAAACCGCTATGGCGGTGGCGTTCCAGATGTTCATGTATGTGCGGAAGGCGTACCCTTTTGGATAGAACTAAAAACAACCAAGACTAACCGTGTAAATGTATCGGCCCACCAAGTTGCTTGGAATTTCGCCTATTGTCAGTCTGGCGGCGTAAGTTTCTACCTTGTTAAAGCCCTCTCATCCTCCAACCTATATTTGTTTGACGGGGTCCATGGTCGGGGGTTAATGGAACATGGCCTCAAGTCGGGCCGGTCGGGGTCTGGGGAGGTCGGGTCGGGGACCATTGTGCCTTGTCTTTGGTCGGGGGACAGTTGGTCGGGGTTGCTGGACCACATGATCGGGGTCGGTCGGGATCGGGTCGGGTCGGTCGGGTCGGGTTCGGGATCGGGTCGCCCCAGCAGTTGGCCTGGTCCGGGGGTATGAAAGACCCCGGAGGGGAGAAAGGAAAACCCTCCGGGGTAAACTTGGCTTGGCCAAGTTGCAGCGCCTACTCGATGTGTCAACAACCGGCGCCGAAATTGTCAATAATCCCACACTACGAAACCGCTTGTGTCGTTTTTGGCTTTCTTGCCTTTGGGATCTAGTCCCACAATAACGGGTGATGGATCTAAATGTCGCAAGTCATGTTCCGTTCCATCAATCACGCGATGCCCTAAGTACGTAGCCGGCTGACCTTTACCAAATACCACCGCGACATTGTGGCCGCTAGCTAAAACCTTGATAGCCTCGTGCTCGTTGGTTTCGGACCGGCTAAATGTTAAATGGTAATTGCTTGGCCTATTAGGATTAAGCATTCTTTGCATGGTTTTGGTATAGTCTACAAATTGAACTTCTGGAAACTGTTCGAATATAGATAGTCCGTCAGCATTTTTGATGTTTTCCCATTTTACATCCGTTGAACCGTTAGGCCGTACCACTAGCGTTAATGCTTCACGCTTGGCTTTTCGTACTAATGCGTGAATGTGATAATTCATTTCGGCCATGAAAGCCTTGTTATCTTTCATAAACCATTGCGCTTTATTAATGCGACTTTGACGGGTTGCGTTCATTCCGGTTTCAAGATCCTTAACTATTGCAGCCTGGCCGCTATACTTTCCTAGACATAAAGACTTGCAACCGTCGCTCGCATCAGCGCATAGGGTGAAATACTTTTCAAAACCTATGCTTCCGGTGTCGGCTTGCGCCATATAATTCATAGCATTTAGGTGGCCGTATTTATTGGCCTTGATAGCCTTCGCGCTATCAGTTGAGAAAAATTGTGTAAATCTAGGTTTAGGCATAATTAAATCTCTCTATTGTTGACAGTTGTTGACGGGTTCAGAATACCACCAATCACGGGATAATGTCAAACAATTTGGGGTCGGGTCGGTCGGGTTAAATTTTACCAGCTGGCCAGGTCGGGGTCGGGTCGGGGTCGGGGTATGACGAATTGCCGCCGGCACCGCCGCCGGCGGTGCCGGCGGTGTATACGTACTAATACGTATACAACTAATAACTAAACC